GATAGCACAGGTTTACTTCACTGCCCCATACTTCGTCTAAATGTGGTTCAACGTTTTGTTTAACAACTTCTGCCATGTATTGTGATTGTTTGGAGGATTGTCCTGTATACTCTTCATTCTTGACCCAGTGTTCAAGTATGGCGTGCATATACGTACCAGTGTCTGCTGCTTCACGGGTAATACGTGCGGCTTCTTCAACCCCAACACGCTTTTTCCAGTTGGCTAGTGCTTCGCGCTTCTCTTTTGGTTTAGTAGCGTCTAAAATAGTTGTAACGCTAGGCACTGGGTCACCAAAAGGATTAGCGTAAAGGCGTTTGCCATTTACGCTTTGTCTTTGAAATTCTTGATAAGGATAAGGGGAATGTAATTTAAGCATAGTATATGTTTACTATACTTTTGACTATTTGTCAATTACCAATATACATACCAGCTAAAAGTTTTTCCTGTCGCTGTGTTTGATAGTCGCTCAATTTTATACCCAAGATTACGGAAATGCTTGATTACTGTATCCATATGGTTTACTAGGCCACGATCTGTCAGTGTACCTTGCCATGCACTGTAATAATTAACGCTGTCTGGATTACTTGCGGTATATGTTCCTGCTGTTAAACCAAGGGCTGTGTTTGCTGTACCAGAACCAACTGTATATTGCCATGCTGTTGAGGCAGCTGATGTAATTTCCAATACTAGATAACCATTGTCTTTACTTGCCACAACCCCTACTATGGCGGCGTCATTAATATCTGCGATAACTGCGTTTAAATTTGTACCACTGGTACCAAGAGTTACAGTTGATCCATTAATGATAATAGTTGTGCCTGTAACAACTACTGGGTTTTGCACAGTGCCAACCACTTCTGATATAGGGGTAGATTCCGTCATAACAGTTCCATCGTTTATAGTTGTTTCGTAGGCTCCAGCAGCACTGGCAGCAATAATAGCTTCCATAATAGTAGTAGCTTCGTTGAACGTAATCATGTCTTGTTGACTATTTGCTCTTGCCTGTGCCGCGTTTAACCCAACTGTCATTTATCTAACCCTTTTTTAACTTGCTTTTGGGCAAGTTTACTAACGTGTTTTTTGTCTTTCTCGGGATCAACTTGTGGCTTTTGGCCCTTGCTTTGATCACTGTCTGTATTGAAGTGGACGACATCGTTCTCAATATTTCTAACAATTGCGAGGTTATTCAATATATCGAATAACGCATTGTCATCCACGTCATATCCCTGCGCACTTAGTTCTTGTTGAATTAGCCCAAAGTTAACCGTGCCAACTCCCTCACCAGCGATTGTGGTTAGAACGTCTAGCACTGCTTGATTGACATCGTCTGCCTCTCTTAGTATCCCAACAAGATCTGTATAACGCATATTAGCCTCTTAATTTAGCAAACGCTGCTTTTAGCACTGCTTTGTTAACTGTGCCATTAACTTGTGCTTCTTTTACCATACGCATTGCTGCTAGATATGCATCTTCTTTCATCTCGCGGCCGTTGTCGTCAAAACTAGCGTCTGCACCGTCTGCACCAGCGAAATCATCTTCGCCTGCACCAGCTTCAATATCTAGTTCATCACCGGCCATATCACCAGCTGGCATTTCTGGACCAACTTCTGGCTCCATGCCTGCATCCATGCCCATATCTGTTGCTACTGGTTGGCCCTGTGCTGCTAGTACTGCGTTGCTTACGCCTTCATTAGCTGCTTTGACTGCTTCAAGCGCACTTGAGATAGCTGCTTCTGCTGCCGCATTGAATGCTTCTGCTTCTGCTGTACCTACTTCTTCTTTCATGGCATTTGTAATACTCATTAGATCTTCAACCTGCATACTTGCTAGATCTTCTGCCATCTTTTGTAGATCGTCAGCCATTTGTTTAGCTGCTAGAAGGACTTCTGCCTGATCTAGGTCAGCTGATTCTTTTATTTTGCGCTTCTTTGCTTTTGCTGGCGCAATCTCATTAATGACCATCTTTAGTCCCTCTTTGATTAATAGTAGTTTTTGGTAGTCTTTGTTGCTTGCATCTACGCCACTCTCTTTAAGTGATGTGATACGCTTTGCGGTTGCTTCTTGAACCTTGACTAGTTTTTCTGGTGCTGCTTCAAAGTTGAAATCCATATCGAAGACTTCCTTTAGCGCACGTTGTAGTTTCGCAAATTTGTTCTCTTGCAAATCGTGTAAATTCATGATGATAACCTCGCTAGTTAACTGTATATTGTATTTATGCAGATTAACTAATTTTACAATAATTTTTTAATTTGTGCTTTGATTTGCTTCATTTTATCAACGGCAACACCATGCTTTGTCATAGCAACATCATAACGTGCAGATTCTGAAATCATTTTAGCACGTTGCTTGTGTGCAGCGGCTTCTTCTAGATATGAAGCATACTGAAGATCTAGTTGAATGATACGAGTCGTCTTTTGTGTATCTTCAACGTCAAGTTTGTTTTTTACAATAGCCATAGCACTTTCAAATAGCGCCAAATCTTCCACTGTTGTTTCACCGTTTTCAGTGATAGTATAATATGTTTTTTTGTAGCCGTTAATGCTGCGCTTGTTTAGCACTACGTTCAATCCGCCAACGCCAAATGAAGTTACTGGTGCTGATTCTTCTACTACTAGCTGCTTTGCTTCTGATGCAGTGGCATTGTGCAGTTTATTGAGAATATCATACATTTCTTTAGCTTCTGGACTTACGTTACCAGACTCAATATGTGTAACTTTTAAACCAGCCTCATCAATGTAAGTTCTGACCTTTTCAGTCTTTGTCATAGCATTGTTAAGTTTATTAAGTATATTTTGCATACCCCGCGTTTCTTCTGGTGTTGGCATTTTATAGGCTCCCTTTTAGTTTACTATAATATGTTTTACCTTCACGGACACTGCGCTTAACAACGCCCTTGTTAACCAAAGTTTGTGCAATGTATGCTTGGCGCTCTGACAGGTCTTCTTTACATGTTTCTTCACATAACCCTTCCCACACACGGTGTTCGTCGTTTGTTAAGAATACATCAATTCCGCCTGGAGCCTCTACAAGTTTCATTATCCTTGGCCCTTTGTCATTTGTTGTACTAGACTGCGTAGTCTACTAATTTCATCTGTGTTTTGTTGTACACCAGCTGCGTTATTAGCACGTTGCTGATCGTCTGGATCGACTGCCGCACGTGTACCTGTTGCTTTTTTTGCGCCGCCTGCTACTGTACGTTGGTTGGATGCTGTTCTCGGTGCTGATGCTAATTTAGCTTGTCTGTTCTGTTGATTAGCAACTGTTGCCATCTGATCTGCTGTTGCTGCACTTTGCCCTGCTATTGTACCCGATGTACCATACCCACTTTCTTCTACACTTATATCAACATAGTCTAGAAACGCTTCGCTGTTGTCAGTCTTAATAGCATCAATTAGTGCTAATGTTTTTGTAAGTCCTAGTTCTTTTAACTCTGCGCTGACTGCTTCCTGTGACAGTTCTACTCCGAACTTCATATTAGCATATTCTATGATTGTGTCAATAATTGAATTGTTTTTTATCTTCATGATCTTGCCTTGTTTAGCTGCGCAACAATTTTACTTGCTGGGTTTACACGCTTTGTACGTTGTGCTTTACGTGTCATACGGTTACCTTTTGAGGCCTTTGTGCGTTTCATAACAAAACGTTTTTTAAGGTCAATAGGAGCAGAACACTGTTGTGGACTTGCTACTACGCGGCCTTGACGTTTACCAGTTGTGCAACGGAATTTTTTAGTGATATTTTTACCACGTCTTGCAAAGACTACCTTTGCCTCTGTTACAACTGTATTATATGCTTCGCTCAAAAACTTCATGTGTTATTGTCCCAACGTTGTTATCACTGGGGCAACATTGTTTAAATTCATCAGCAATAGAACAATAGTTGAAAGTAAACCAGCGATGACTGAACCGGCGGCACCAATAATTAATTTATTTGATGATACTTTGTCTGTCTGTTGCTTCTCTACCATTTTCACCATGTTGTCTGCGATCTGATCCACTTTTGTTTCCAAACGTCCGAATTTTTCTTCCAAGGTTTTATATCTCTCTGCACATAAGTCCACATGGGCTTCGAGATTTTCACGCTCTAGTCTTGATGTTGCCATACACTTGCTTCCGCATAATTACAGGCTCATCTATTCGAGAGCCGATTTTCAATAGTCACAACTCTGTCATAACTACATCAGTATTTATGCTAATCAGCATTTATGTTATGTATATGTTTTTATACCTACCGTGTGATATTAGCTTTTGCTCATATATGTTGATGCTCTCGTCAAGTCCAGTATATATTGGGACATTATCTAAATCAAGCATCGCAAAATAAACTCTATCAGTGTCATTTTGCCAAGCATTTTCTATTTCACATGAAAACGTCATACGCCACACAGTTGCGGTTCCAGTAAACTCTACACCAAAATCATAGTCGTTTAAATCTTGTTTTACTAACGCCGATACCTTCGGATGTAGTGGCTGCGATCTCATACTTAAAGATTGTACAAGTGAGTTTAAATTTTGTGCTTGTTTGTATGTTTTTGTTCCGCCTTTGGGATTATTTTCATTCGTATCAGTGATATCCACAAGTGTGAAAACATTATAATCAGTTGGGGTCATTAAAGCTCTATAGATTTACCTATAGCATAGCCAGCACCAAACGCTGCTGCTTTTCTCAAGATTGATTTACCAATGCTACGCTTTTTCTTATCATCTATATTTAACCCATTATCTTTTGCAAAGTTTACAAACAATGGCATCATGTCACTACGGCGAGCATTTAGTCTAAAATACTTCATGATCTGCGTACCGACTAACTGACGCTGTGCTGTTGATAGTGTATGCCAGTCTTGTGTTAAACGACGAGCTGCACGTAATTTAGGATCTTGTATTTTTAAATCACGTTCCATTCTTAATAGGAATGTTGAAGCATCAGCTGGAGTTATTGTTCCCATTTTAATTTTGTCTAGGAAGCCTTTCACTTTTGCATCATGAATATTAACTTTATTCATTAGCAGTTCACTCTTTTCTCCTGGCATTAAGTCTGGACGTTTAACGCTGAAGATTGTTTGATATAGGTCTGTGCCGCTTGGACTTGGGCTATTGTATGATCCAAGTTGATTTGTTCTACGTGCATATTCTTTTGCTACAGGAGCATAATTGTAGTCTTGACTCATTGCGTATAGACTAAGCAAACTTACAAACAAATGATCTGTTACACTACGGGCGCCAGCATGTGCAATTTGCTCACGTGTTTTAAACATACGTGCTTCGCCCAGACTTTGCATAAATGTTAAACCCTCTTTAACTGGTTCAACAGTATGCCCGCCTTCAATCTGAGCCCATTCGCTAGCTGTATATTTTTTATCTGCCACGCTTGTTCTCCGTGTGTATTTCTGGGTGTTCATGTGAACCGCCAATCTCTTTGTATTCTGCACCAAAACGATCAAGCATTTTCTTTAGTTTAATCATCTGCTCACGGTTAGCAACTGTAACTACCATATCGCTTTCGCTTTGCCCGAATTCATGGGGATCTTCAGTATTAAGATTTGAAATATATTCGCCCATTTTATACCAGTCTAGTTCGCCAGGAGTATTGATAACAATTGTATTAGCAGGAGCAGTTAGTACAGTTTTTGAATAACCGGTGGGATCTGGCTCTTGTGCTACACCTTCAGCAGTTGCTTTTACTGGAAAATAACCTTGGATAGTTTTTCCCATACGCTGCGCTGTTGCTGCACGATGGTTGCCGTCGATAACACTGTACTTGCCATCGCTAAACTGCGGGCCCACAATAATTGGCTTTGATAAATCTACACGGTGTCCGTAGTCAATATCAATAACACGATCAAACGGATCATCATAGTCGAAAAATTCTTCTTCGCTTGGGAACATATCAGGAGTGAAGTCGCGCAATTCCCAACTGTGGGCTTTTATGAACGCATCCATTTCTTTATTCTTAGCAGTGTCATGATGCATAGTGCGGAATATTTTAAGCATTTCTACACCAGTTTCTTCATTAAATGCTACATCTGTTGCTGCTTTTGCTTTTTCGGCATCAGGATGTTTAGGATTAATAGTTACAACTTCACCGTTGATTAGTTCGCTGATGTTAGCACTTTTGCCAATCTTGTCTAATAGTTGATGTAGTTTGTCGTTAGCATCGTAACCAGTAGTTTCATAATCACTTTTGCCACGAACTTCTGTACGTTTATTTGTTTCTGTATCTAATATGTGTAGGATATACATATCATCGGCACGTTCTAGCTGTATCTTGTAACCTTCACTCATATGCTTGAAATAGTTTACTTGCTTTTCACGCTTTTCAGCACCAGCACGACTATCATATGTGCCAAGGTTCTTACCCTTTTTGCTGTATAGTCTAAACTGGTCGCCCATTTTACGGATAACTTCATCAAGTTCAGTTTCGCTTAAATCACTTAAATTTACATCATATAGATTATCGTCGCGCACATGACGACGTTTACGTGGATCACGGTGCAGGCGCTTTTTTGTTCCGCCAAGGATGATTTCATCTATTTTCATTATCTTGATTCTCGCAGTTTTTTAATGCCACGGATGAATCTATCACTGTCGCGATTTTTAATGCTTAGTAGTATACGCTTGTTTAAGTCTGCGGCAGTATCAGAATCAAAACTTTCATCAATCATGTCTAGAAGATTAATTAAACTGTTAAGTGCATTAGCACCGCGGCTTTCAAGAATCTGTGTTTTATCTTTTGCAGGAGCAATAGAATTGATTTCTTCCAGCAATGACTTTGTGCGCTTTTTCAAGATAGTTCTCCGTTATTATTAACAGTATTTATCTTTTTAACAATATATCGTGTCAATCTTGCTTTTTGAGTATACTGCGCAATCTGTCAGTGTTTTCTACTGCTCGTTCAACCACTGAGTTCTCTGCTAAATTGTTCGATTTACCAACAAGCTCTGTCTTTTTCTTTAGCTTGTCATAGATGCTGCTAGTAGTGGCTGTTTCACTATCCGCTGCATCTTCTTCAAGATCAGTAATACGCAGGCCTTCGCGATCAAACTCTAGATCAACCTTTTGTCCAACACCACTACTGCTTCGTGTTTTCATAAACTGCACCTGATAACGTCCACGCTCACGCATTGCTTGGCTTGTGAAGATACCAATCACGTTGTCTGCTGTCTGAATCTTACTCAAGCCACCACTGATGTGACTGTGATCAAATTCAATTTCTTCTACTGCCGCACGGTTCAACTGCGATGCTGTTGCAAACAATAGCTGATGTTCTACTGCAAAGTTGCGTAGTTCTTCACTTACAAATTTATCTTTAATAAACAAGTCGCTTGGCGGTACTTTGCGTTGTGCTGGCATCATCAAGTCCAAATAGTCAAGTAGCATCGCATCTACTTTGACGCCAGTCTTAACTTCATATTCGCGCATATAGCTTGTCAAGTCATTTACTGTAATACCGTTTGGAAGCTGTACAATCTGTAGTCGCCCTGCTTTCTTACCAGTCATACGCACTTTTAAATCAACATCTTCTACATTACGGAATACGTCTTTTGTATTATAACCAGTAAGCATACTGTCAAGACGCATACTACATAGTTCTTCACTAAGTTCCAAACTAATGTATAGCACGTTGTAACCAGCAATCGCCCAGTTAAGTGCCAAGTTTTGCAGGAATAGACTTTTACCGCCGCCTGACGCCGCTGCAAAAATGTTTAGTTCGCCTTTGTTGAATCCGCCGTATAGTTTAGAGTCAATAGCTTTCCACCCAGTACTAATACCGCCACGATTATTGCGCACTGTCTCAATACGATCTGCTGGACTTGCCCAGTAGTCTGTACCCATGTGCTTTGCAAGCCCAAGCTGCACTGCATCTTTAACTAGTTTTTCTACTGCACCAAACTCGCCTTTTTCTAGCAAGTCAGCACTTCTTAAGATTGCTGCTTCAAGTGCTTTGTGTTTGCAGAACTGCTCAAATTCGTCTACAAACCAGTCTTTATGTCGCTGATCAACACCGTCTCCTAGTCCACGTAATTCAAGCCCAGTTAGTGCTAAAATCTGTTCGTGAGTAGGTAGCGCACCATACCCCTCTGCGTGTTCTTTTACAAAACTAACAGTTTTACGTAGGCTGCGATCAAAATATTCTGGACTTAGAATACCATTAACACGCACGAACAAATCCTTGTCCTGTGCTAAAAATTCTAGGAATAGTTTTTGTAGTTCTAATGTATATTCTTTTGTTTCGCTCACCTACAATACCTCTGCGCCAATACCCTAATCTTAGTAGGGTTAGTTATTGCACTGTCAAGTATACTCTTAACAGTGAATAGTCTTCCATATTTTATTTGTGCATCTCCAGCATCTTTACAATCTTCCCATTCAGGAAAACTAACATGCCAGCCGCGCTCAATCGCTGCTTCTACTAACTTCAAGCCTGCTTTGTCTCTATCTGGTAACAATATAACACGTTTGTTTAAACTGTCAATAATGTTGCCTTGCTCTATATTCATGCTATTACCACCAACAGCAACACCATCAGTTACGATAGCATCAAGCGGACCTTCAGTTACTATTACTACTGATTTATCTGCTGTTTGACGGTCTAAACCATATACAAAATTCTTTGGCGGCTGTTTTAAATAGTATTTTGTTATATCTTTTGGCGGTGTTCCTGCCCAACGTGCCGTGTAGCCCACTGTTCGTCCCTGATATGTGAACTTGACAATAAAACGCTTGTTCATACGTGCTGGTAGTTTAGCAGGACTGTATAAGAAACGTTCATCAGTTATATCAAACCCACGCTGCAATAGATATTCTGCGGCAGCAATCCAGTCATTATCTGGCGCAGGATAATCCATAAAAGGAAGGGTGCCTTCTGGCAGTTCTAATTCAGGCCAATCAATAACCACAGGAGCATCACGGCGTTGTTGCCTATATAGGATTGCCGCCATTTCATCTTCACGAATTAGCTCTAACTGTAGTCTCTGCACGTCACTTTCATCTGCGCCGAACTGCTGTAACAGTTTTTTAAGGCGAAAACTCATACGCTTGCCAGGCGCCCACCCAGTAGCGTATCCACAATTAAAACAATTGTACTGAAACTTTTCGTCCTCAAAACGGAACCCGCCACGTCCCTTGGTGTCAGGACGACTTTCACCATTGACAATGCACATAGGACAATTGCCATGCGACCAGCCGCTTGGTGTCGTTTTCCAGTCAAGTGGAATTATAGATCGTACGTAATCAGTGATTAGAGCCATACAGTTATATTATACGCGAACGACTATTTTGTCAACTGTTCCTGTGCCTGTATTGTCTATTTTTGCTCTTAAAAATTTTAAGTTGGATTGGATTGTAAATGGTTCTATACCAGTAAAATCATCAAAACTGTGATAGTAGTATTGTGCGCCTAATTCAATATCAAACCAGTCACTTTCTGCAGGGTAGTCACTTGTTGTGCCTTGCAGATAAAACGCACCAGTGTAGTTTGTAGCATATACACCAACTGTAATCATACCATTGCCTTTTCCGTAGTATGCAGGGCCTGTAATAATGCTACTATAATCAAAACCTGTTCCGTTAACGAATGTTGTAATGACTTGCGTTGTTAGAGGAATATATCCTGCGTCATCACTGATCTCTGCCGCAAAGTTAGGGCGCATGTTTAAGTCAGTGTATAGTGGCATAACTAAGCCAAACTCATTTGTATATGAAAGTACCAGATCACATAGTCCAACGTCTGCATTTGATAGATCATTTGCTGTAATTACAAGTTTAATACTTCCTAGTTCATAATCTGTGATCTGGCAACGCTTGTTAACAATAGACACCCCTGTTTCACGATAAATCAAACTTGCATTAATTGACATGTTATTAAGCTGTATTGGCTTACGATCTTGATTCTTAATAAAGAAAAACAACTGGTTATCAAATCCACGATATAACTTCATCTTGCGATAGTTTGTTGGTGAATTAACTGTCGTGCCTCGTGTTGAGTTATATTGTCCAAGGCCAGCAGCTACGTCATGGTCTTGTATGGTGTATAAGTCACCTGCTTGATTGATATTATAACTTGTGCTGTAATTACTCATATTTTTATCCCAGTTGTTATTAGTATTTATGTGTTTTTAACTAAAAATAGGTGTGCTAAATAGATGTAACATGCACAACAAATATAAAGATCTTCTTGAGGAATATCCATTTTTAACCGTGATCAATTATGCGGGCAATGAGTATCTGGGCATTATGCAAAATATAGATACTCAGATTGCCAGTATGTATATGTATGAACGCATACAATCAATTGAAGACAAGCGAATGTTCTTAACACTTGGAGAAGAATGGTGGTGGGAAACAAATAGAAAACTTCCCATCAATATCGCACTACTAAATCGTTGGCCATTTGGTTACACTTGTCAGAGTTTTACAGTAAAGCAAATGGAAATAGTAGCAGGTCCTGAAGTGCGGTTGCAGGACTGTATTACCAAACGTATCAAACGACGCAGTATTAATTTGATGAAAAAGAATTTTTAACTAATTGATTTAGTTGCACTACAATAGCAACTGCATAGCTGACCGCGTGTGCTTTCTTAAAGAAATATTCATCACCCTCTGGTCGCACCCATACTTCCCTATTAACTGTATCCCAATCTTTGCCCAGTAAATATCTTTTTGCTGGACGAATAACTGCGAGTACTGCTGCCAATTGTTCAACACTGCGCGGACGCATGCGCTTTACAATGTCATAATGGCTGTGAATATGGAATAATTTTTCAACTACTTCTCGATGCTCAAGTAATTCCCACATGGGTTCCATAGACAATAGTTCGTCTAGTTCTGTTGGATCTTTAATACTTTCGTATATGTTTACGTTTAGAATGTCAATCTTAAAGAACCCAAGTTGTTCAGCTTCAGTATAATCCACTGTTGCCAATCCAGTGAAGGGATCAGTTGGTACTTCATGAAAGTATACTCCTGTATTGTGCCGCTGCTTGCGTCCTTTAGTGTTCATCATCGCAGGAGTATTTTTGATAAGTCGCAATAACTTGTTGCGATCTGCTACGTCAATGTCAATATCTGTGTTTACTATCATAGAGTTGCCTTTTCAAAAATACTTCGTACCCAATTTACATCGTCTTTATTGCGAAACATTCTTACTTGCCAATACTGCGGATCTGCATAGTCCACAATCATCTTTGCTTGTTCTGCATTAAGCCTATCCATCATATCCTGTGCATCAGTTGTTGCATATAATACCCATGGACTAACACGACCCGCACAAATATCAAAAACGATCATGTTTGTGGACCCATTTTTAAAGTAGTCTGCCCAGTGTCTACCATAATCTTTCTCTGCCCACGCTTGCATATGCAGTATAGTACGCTCTACAGCACGGTCAACACTCTCTGTCTTTAGACGCTCTTTAATCCAGGCCGTAAAGTTTTTATCACTGGTCCATTTATCTAGCTTGATGCCATTCTGTAATAGCCATGTAGTATACCCTGGCACATCATCAATTTTTACATCAATGCAATATTGCCCAAATTTTACAAATGCACTGTAGTATGTGCTACCAGCAAAATCATCATAGCCTTTATCTTTTTTACTGTTTGTACCAATACGATAAAAAAGCTGATACGCACGGAAGCCCAATTGGACATCTTTATCGTCACGCTGCATATATCTACGCTTGGGTTCACACATATGTACTGCAAGAGTGCTTTCTTTTTTGAAACCCTTCTTACAGTATTCACATTTAAAACTGTCTGTCATTAAAAACCATGTCGCTAAAATCAATGAAAACGTTGTATTCCTGTTGCATCTTATCAACATACTCTATGTTGAGGTCTTCTGATATTTTCTTTAAGTCTAAATTAAAAATATCATAATATTTTATTCTATCATGATTCAGTGTAGTAAAAGATTGTGCTTCCATAATGGCATTGTAATACTTTTTTTTCATTATGTCAATTTCGTCTTTTTCTAGTAGCCTATCACCGCCATGATGAAAACAATATTGTAATTGCCAAAATTCTATTTGTTGATTATCTTGGGCGTATCTTATTGCCTTTTCGCCCACTATATTATAAATGTGTTTCCTATAATCTTCATCGTCTTGATGATGATCATGTATATGCATATTGAGTGATTCTTCTACTTCTTCTGGGGTCATTGTCCTTTTAAGATATGTATCTATAAACAACTCTACTGTTTTATCGTTTGATTCAACACATATCAGATCAACATTTTTATTATCCCACGGCAGCGACTTTGTCCATCCACCATAGCTTAATCCAAACACAGTTCTTTCTTTAAAAGTGTCTACAAAACTATCTATCCACTCATAATTTTCATTGATATTTTCTATGCTTTCAATATAAGCATGGCTCCAATGGTTTGGATTCAAACTATGATTGTCCCATGGGTCTACGTGCCGTTGTTTCATCCAACGCTTATGTTCTTTGGAATATCCCCATCTAAATTTAAAGTAATTGCTTTTATAGCTAGGACTTTGCTGCAATATCCAGCCCATTGTACCCGTTTGTAGCCCTTCTTCGCTTCGAACATATGCGTGTTTCATTTCAGTAATTTTTTAATGTCCTTTTTCTTCATACCGGTTTCTTCTAGCAGATCTACAATTTCTTCTTCAGTGTACTGTGACATAAGAATTTCAATTTCCTCGTCGTTCATACCAGGATACATATCTGCAAAAAACTTAAATACCCGGTTTTCAGTACCACGTTTACCTGGTGCAATCCATTGATGAAACTGGGTCTTGCCTAGCCCAAGTGCTTGCATCAGTTGAAACTGTAGTTGCGGGTGATGGCGTAATGTGTTGAAATGTGTATTGACCAATTCATTGGTCATCTCTAAATAGTGTTCTTCAAAGTCTTTAATTCCACTTTTAACACTACTAACATATCGCATAAGGACCCACGGGCTAAGTCCTTTGCGTTCTTCGTCGGTTAGCGAATCCCACCAAGACCTATTCTTGGTATCAATCGCTGCCATTTCTTCTTTAATAGTTGTTCCCATATTACCAAATATCGTTTATGTCTAATACTTCTGGAATCTTGTTGGCTTCTTTTACAATCATTATGCAGGGTGATTCTGGCTTATCAGATAGCGGCACACACAGCAAGTGTCCAAATTTTAGCTTAGGGGCATGCCACTTAATATCAGTATAAATGTTTGTAATGGCTACGTCAAGATAATTTGGGCTAAATCCATTAATTGGATTCATCGCAAACGCATTAAATCCACGATCATTTAAACTCATTAAGCTGACTACTTCAGGATCACCAACCTCAGGATCACAGATAACAATGCTCCAATCCAGTGGAATATTGACTGTATATTCTCCTACTCTGAGTACAGCGGCAGGGCTGTAGAAACTTTCTAGGAAAATAAGTGGAATAAAGAAATAATCCACATTTTTAGGGTTTGTGTAGTCTAACACCCCATATCGTAAATCGTCTACTGTTTCAGGAATGTCATCCAATTCATATGTTGTATTTTCAACAGTTAATATTCTCATTTATAATCAACTTTTTCTACTGTGAAAGGATAGTTCGCATCCTTATAAAACTTTTTACGTTCCGTCAAATGTTTCTTGCTATATTTGGCGGTACTTGCCACGTCCCAAATTTCCACGTGGTCTTTGTCTGCGGCCTTTCGTACACCGCGTCCAATACTTTGAATTACACGAACAAAACTTTTGCCAGGCTCAAGTAGAACCAAGTTAAAGATACGAGGAATGTTAATGCCCACGGCAGCAACACCATAGGTTGCAACAGTAATGCTATTGTCGCTTTCATTAATTTCGTCATAAGTTGTTTTCCTGTCTTTGGTTATGCCATGTACAAACTTGGCACCTGGAATATTCTCAACAAGTATCTCGCCACTCTTAATACGATCTACTAGAATAAGAGTGTTGCCTGACTCAGCAATATTTAGTATGAGATTACTGATGTAATCCATGCGTTGCTTGTTTGTGGTGAGGTATGTTAGTTCGCTTTGATAGTTAGGATATATTGCTGTTTCATTAAGTTGCACGATATTAACGTGACAATTACTTAATACGCCCATCTCCTGTAGTGTGCTTGCTGCTAGTTGATTTACAACTTCGCCTAGACTAGCCTGTAGTGCTACAAACTCATGTGGTGCTTTAGGGATAGTGCCGGTGAGTCCCCAACGTAGCGGAATATGTGCGAAATCCTTAGTAAGCATTTCTTTAAGCACATCTGCTTTGGCTTGGTGTACTTCGTCTACGATAACACATACTACGTCTTCAATAAACTCTTGCAATCCAAAATCAGTCTCACCTTCACGGAATCGCTTCTTAATGCTGTTCAAACTTTGCCATGTGCAAATGGTATGTGTTTTGCCTACTTCCTTTTTATCACCAAAGTAAACACCGACGTCAAGGCCCAGGTTAACGTAATCAGCGTATGTTTGTTTAACTAGGTCTTTATTTGGAACAATGACAACGCTGCGACCATATTGTTCTACACTGTTACTAAGTGCAGCGGTAATAAGTGTCTTGCCAGCACCAGTAGCAATCTCTTGCAAACATTGTGGTGTTTCCAAGAATTTGTTTACTACTTCAATCTGGTAATCGCGCAGTGTGACTGACTGTCCTTCAACAGGGTGTCCTTTGGGCCATACTTTGTGTTGAAATGTTGTCTCGTCAACGACCTCAAGCTGTAGGTTATGATGTGTGCGGTGGTCTTCAATAATTGGAGTATAACCTGCATTCATGATAATAGGCAGAACGCGGCCCAGCAAGTTAACATAAGTGACCCCGCCAACTGTGAAGAAACTCATAGTTCCATCCCAACGACCCAGTTTATATGCTGGCGTGTGGTAGGCGTGTGGTAGGAAAAACTTTAACTCTTTTTCACACTTTTTGCGTGTGTCGAGATCAAGTCCTTCGATCTTGCAATTAACTTCGTCTTTGATAATAATATTACAGTTCATGTTTTTAATATATACTTTTAGTTGTGATTTGTCAAGAAGATTTATAAAGTAAAAAAAGACCCCCTTTCGGGGGGCCCAGTCAGGGGGTAACTTGTAGTTTTAGCGGCGCACCATGCAAGTGCATTCTGCCATACGCTCCCACTTGTCGCTCATGCTCTTACGCAGGTCAGCAACCTTGGTAACCATACGCAGGCTAACTTCACGCATACGGTGCTGGTTGTTAGAGATAAAGTCCACAATCTCAGTTTCCTGCTCTTTAGTAAAGTCATACTCGTTGAGCATACCATCTGCAACAATCTGGCGGCAGCGCAGGATCTTTTCACGCGGCGTGTCCATAGTCAGGTCCAGATAGTGGCAGCGTGACATAATAGCATCCAAGTGATCTTTGATCTTACCACGCACCTTGTCAAACTTAAGGTTGGTAATAAAGATTACAGCACCTTTAAATTCGAAGCTATCAGGGATACCTTCACGACGCAACAAGGCGCTGTCAGTGTTCCAGCTAATGCGGCGCTTCTTGCTGCTATCAAGTGCAGCCTTGAGCAAGTTCAGTGAAGTCTCATCGTAAAGCACACTATCACAGTCGTCAAGCACTAGCACGTGTCCGCGGTCTGCATAGTTGTAAAGCAACTTATACAAACCAATAGCACTTGCAGCACCTTTCTCAACACCAAACTTGAGACGGTTGCCGGCGAGTTTGTCAAAAATGCTGTTCTTTTCCAGTACCGCTTCTACACCAAAGCTCTTGCCTACGCCCGGAGGGCCAGTAACAACCATACCCTTAACAACGCCGTCAATAGTCATCTGCGTCATAGTGTCCAAGATCTCAAACCGTTCACGCAGACGTTCTACGATTTCTGCATCAGTGTCAGTGGACTCTACGACAGTGTTATCCACTTCCATAACTTTGGTAGCGACAGTTTTGCGGGGGGTGCGGGTCTTACGTTCAGTTTTGAAAGCCATCTTAGCCATCTCGTTTTCCTATGTTCTCTATTAACTTACTCTTACACGATACAGTAAAGTGTCTTGGTTGTCAACAACTTTTTTCAATTAAAGGAGAATTTTTACACGATTAAACATAGTTTCTTTGGCCAGAGTATACTTGCCTAGTTCGTGGCGGTTAACTGTGCCGCGTATACGGATGGTTTTGCCCTCAATAATATCACTGATGTCAGGCTGATCTCTCCACCAGAACTTAATAATATCTTTGTTGGCATGAATAGCAGTAATCATGTACACCCCACTATTCTGGATATATTTGCAGTCCAGCACTTCTACTTCCAAATCGTAACGATGCCGCATTTCACCAAAATGCTCGCTCGTAAACCGTACTTCCTCAATACGATTTTCCACCGTCTTGCGCTTTTCGTCAATCTTGTTCATGTTGGGGATACTGGCAATAATGGCAACTTGGAAGCTGGTAAGACTGTTGCCAGCAGCAAATGCCTTTGCTACGCTATTCTCAAAATCAGTGAGTCCATTGCCAAATTTCTTCATCATAAACTTGGCTTCAAACTTATCTTTGATAGCTTCTGCTTCAGCTACATAAGTGGTATGCGGCACAACACCATTGCGCATCATATCCATGACTTGCGTCTTAGTGTCTTTTACTACGTGGCTAAATTTACCTTCCTGGTCATACACATTATAACCCTCACCGCTGCGAACAAAACCAAATTGTTCGTAAACGGCAAGAGCTAGTGCCAGTGTTTGAACGGGATTGTATTCAGCAACAGCGTTTAGTAGTTCTTGTTTAGTCATCTCTATATGTCCTATATTGGCCCCTGTGACAGGTCCTGTCCTAATCATACTCTCATTATGCTATAACTAGATCGCATTGTCAAGAAAAAAATGCCTCCCGTAGGAGGCAGTTGGGGGTAACCAAATGTCACAAAGGTTACAAACTGATATCTTCCAATCCAGCAGCACGTAGTTTTACAATATTATTGATTTGAAACTGCTTGGCTTCTAGTGCTTTAATAAGTCCAATAAACTTGTTACGCACAAGGCTAAAATCGTTAATCAAATACTGCATATCAACAACCTCTTGTTCACCGTCTACATAACGTTCTGCGTCACGGCTACTAAGTGCTTTGTTGTATGCTTCTAAAAATTTACGAAACTTCTGACTGCGAAGTTTACGCATTTCAGTGTTTAAATGTTCAAGTATCGCTTCTACTTCCTGCAACTGATTGAAACGATGTTCAACAATACCAGGCATATCACGACTTTGTTTTTCAAGGTTGCCCTTCATTGAACATTCAAATTTTGCTTCAGCTAGTTGCTGTTCAAAGTAGGAGATCGCGTTAACGATCTCCCCCATGTTAGCAGTAACTTTACGATACCATGAACTCATTTAATCCCAATCTTCTTCGTCTGCTGCTTCCCATGATTCTTCATCATGTTCACTTAACAGCATATCAAGTGCTTTGTCAAGATAATTACATGCATCAACAATTTCTTCGCTGTTTGCACGAAGGTCAATGCCATAGTCGTCAAGTCTGTCAAGAAACACTTCCGCCCAGTGTAGACGTTCCTTTTCAGGAATAAGTGGTTTTGCTGCACTATAGATTGAAATCAATGCTTCTAGATCAGTGTCATTCAGCTTCATTAGAATTCTCCACAATTGAGTCAATTTCTTCTTGTTCCAGTGAACCGCCAGAATCCTTAATCTCGTCTGGCAGTTGATCCCATTCAGCCATGATAAGGTCCAAATGGTCGTCCTCGTTCTTTTCCCATGCTTTGCGGAATTTAACAATAACTTCACCAGTAACTGGACTAATGTACTGTAGCCTATTACCAGTTTTTGTTAGCACACCTTTTGCTTCAAAGAAATCAACTAGTCCGCTGTATGGGCTCATACCAGTTTCATACGGAATTTCAACTTGCACACTTTCAAATGGTTTCGCATAACGTGTTTTCATTACTTTACACGCTGCACGAATGCCGTGAACTTGTGATGTTTTGTTGCCATCCGAGTCTGTTTTTAGCTTTAGTTTACGCATTGCTAATACAATACTTGATGCATAGATAAAGCCTTGTCCACCTGAGATTTTATCATCTGGATCAAACATGTCTTGACTTGCATACGTATGGTTAGTTGCAACAAAACCTACATTGTATTCGCCTAACATGTTTACAGTATTACGAACAAGCGATGTAAGTGCCTTGGGTTTGCGGCCCATGTCGCCCTTCATATCACCCTTTTGAAACTGATCAACGTCTGTAGGTGTCAGCAACATGCCTAGGCTGTCTACTACAAACAAAATTTTAGGACGTTCGTCTTTGTCTTTGTCTGCGTATTCAGCTTTGTAGTCTTTCATGAAGTCGCTAACAACCTTTGCAACATCATCAATCATAGCAAGGTTAAGTTTTAGTAGCTTGCTGTCATCAGTGTCTACGTTTAGTGCCTTAAGCCATGCCTCGTCTAGTGCGTTTTCACTGTCAATAAGAACAACGAAAATACCTTGTTCTTGTGCGTGTCTTACTAGGTTACCTGATGCAATGTATGATTTACCTGCACCTGATTCACCTGCAAAAACTGTAACTTTGCCAAGTGGAATACCTTTGTTAAAGTCACCACTGATAAGTTTATTAAGAGTATAGTTACCAGTGCTGACCCAAGTGTCTGGATCGTTAAATCCTACGCTTAGTCCAGGCACTGACTTAGTAATACTCTTGCGAAATTTACTAATGTCAAATGGTCGTGCCATGCTTATGAATGCTCCATAGCAGATGCTTCTTTAATAAGATCTACAACTTCATCAAGTGAAGTACATACGATCTTAGCGGTCGCCCAGTCGTCTTCTGAATTACGACCAGATACTGCTACGATAAAGCCATTGTCTGCTTGTGTGATAGTGATGTCTTCATCAACTTTAGATAGTTTGTCTGATAGCTTAGTAGCCATAATATTTCTCCAAAAATGTAAAGTGGAGGGCAGTCTGCCCTCCTATATAGACATTATACGTAATTATTCTTTACGGTTGCGAATCATCGCAAGGATGTCCTGTGCGCTTGGTTTTGCATCGCCTGATGCTGCTGGTGCTGACTCACGTGCTACTTCCTCATTTGATTTAAATGGGATTTCGTCATCGTAATCTGCTGCTGGAGCAGGAGCAGGGCGTGGCGCTGGCGCAGGGGCCGCTGGGCGTGGTGCTGCTGCCGCAGGTGTTGTGCGAGCCCCAGTCGATGGTGCCTCTACACCGTATGGACGGTAGTAGTTAGCAAAACGCTCTGGGTCGTAAAGCTGACCATCAACACTTGCTTCGAACATTTCAAAGATAGCGTTTAGTTCTTCAGCATTTGGTTTCTTTGGAAGATAGTCGTTCAAGTTGAACAAGCCATACTGTGCGATTGCATCACGTTCAGTTTGGTTTAGACTACGCTCACGACGAGCCCAGTTTGATGTACCATAGTCTGCATAGCCGCCTTTGCTGCCTTTGGCTACTTTAAAGTCAGTGCCGTTTTCATAATCGGTTGGGATTTCTGGGAAATCAGGATCCATTAGTGCCGCACTGATGATCTTAAAGATCTGTGGGCTGATTACAAAACGACGAATTAGATTTTCTGGAGTTTCTTCGTCAGTGATTGGGTTATCAGTTACGAAGCCTTGGAAGATGTATGATTTTTTCTTCCAGTACTTACGTGCAAGGTCTTCCATTGAAGAATCTTTAAACCACGGACGGATTTCAGCATGTACTGGGCATGTTTCATTCCACATTTCAATACATGGAACCTGTACTGTTACAGGTTTGTGTTCATCCCCACCTTTAACGCCTGGGAATTCAAAACGCATCATCTGACGTTCTTTCCAAAAGAACGTGTTTGATTCATCTGCGTCTGGTAGGAAGCGTAGTGTTGCAGTTTCGCCTTCTTTGATATTCCAATGTGCGAAAATTGCGTTGTCGCCAGTGCCTGTTGAACGTGTGCCAGTTTGACGATTTTCTTGTGCGAGTAATTTCGCACGGATTTCTGCTAGTGATGCCATAGTTTTTTCCTTTATTAGCCTATGTTAGTATATAATTTTGCAAACTAATGTTCGCGTGTGCCTATGTTAGCCTTTACAGTGTATTACAAATACTGCTCACTGTCAAGCAGTTTTTAAGATCACCTATTAGGAAATCTTTTTGCGTAGTGAGAACATTACACTCTCAGTTAGGGAAGATTCAGTCGCCGCCGCTGGTGCTGCCTTTGGCTTTAGTGCAAACATGACGAACTTTGCTAGTACGTTTAGTGATGATTTGTCTAGATTAAAGACACGCTCACTTAGTTCACCCAGTACGTTTGATAGTTCGTCGTTCTTTGTACGTTTAGCAATGAATGACAACATGCTAGCAAGTTTTGCGTAAGCACCCTGTGGACCGCTATATTTTGCTGGATTTTCGTTGTTTGGATGCTCTGGGTCGTTTACGTCAACGTGTGACATACCCAAATCTCCGCTTTGAATGATACCGTATAGTTTACCAATAAGTTCTTGCTGCATGTTGTCTCTCTTTCCTGCTTCTGATACGATGCGATTTACGCGGCTTACGATTCTTTGCATTTCTTCTGCGGTAAATGTATCATATAGGAATTGTTCCGTGATGTCAACATCAATTTGTTCTTCCTGGATATTTTCTGATACCTGGAAGTTGTTATAACCTCTTTTTGTTGACAAAGATTTAACAAGTGCCTTGTTTTCTGCAATTCTACTACGAATTGTTTCAACAATGTCCTCGTTACCTTCGTTGACAAGTTTGTTGGCACGTGTATGCTTTACAAACTTGGTTAGATCTGCGAGTTCTTCACAGACGGATAGGATCGCTTTGCCCTTCTCGTCATATGGTGTACCGCCTTCGCTGACGTGCATCGTCATTGCTTTTGCGCCACTCATGTATTTGAATGGAAACGCAAATTTCTCTCCCTGCTCACTCTCAATGAACAAGCTGTGAATATTACGGCTACGTGAACCTTTAACGCTCTCGTCAACACCTTTGCTATGCTTAATAATTAGTTTAGCATGTGGACTCATTACGTAGCTTGTTTTGATACTACCATACGCTTTGCCAAATGCGCTTTCAACTACACTCTGGTGTGCGAAGTCTTTTGGGGCTATTGCTTTATCAAATTTTCTCACTGTATATTCACCTAAATTTCTATGGGCTGTGGCTTTAATTGCGCCAAGTAACTTTGAGTTACGTGGAATATCGTATCCCTCACCAGCCTGGACTACTACTTCTGTTTTTGCTTCGTCATGACGAATTGAAACCATTAAATCTTGATCGTATGCATAGAAACGTGTTGCTTCTTCTGGGTCCATTGTTTTGACTCCGGCTGCTGTAAACAGGCGTAGCTTGTAATTAGCCCCTTTTAGAATAGCGAATATTTCACTTGCAAGTTGTTCCACTGTAGTCTTCCTTATTGTTATATAACTATTTATGCTATTTGATCATAAAAAGCTCATTGGCATTGGTTCATCGTAGTCGTCATCATCACTTGTTCCCAAGTATTCAAACGCATCTTCTTCATATTTTGTTATTTCTAATGCCATGCGAACAATTAGTACTAGCGCCATTACTAGATCATCATGCTCGCCTTCTTTTGCTGCAAAACTATTACCACGTGCAATAAATGTTTTAAGTTCACGTAGCAGTGGTTTACTAGCAATCTCAATCTTATCTGTTTCAACCCACTGTTTTAATTTAGCACAGGATGATAACTTACTCTTGTGTGTAGTAGTAAATCCTTTACGGAATGAGCGAGTGTTGCCGTGTTTTTTACTTTCACTTAGGAATGTACCAGCAAAGTTTTCCTCGCCAATTTCTTCAACCATAACGAGTCCTGCTTCTCCCAGTGTATTGTTTTCCATACTCCAGTATATTTCGCTCTTTCCGTCAGTTTCTTTTTGTATTTGATTTACAAGTTGTTGTACAATACGCACCTGTTGCTGTATAGGTGTTTTATTATGTTGCCACTCTGCTACTTGATTCATACCTGGCAGTTCATATACTTGTATTGCTGCACTGTCCCCACCAGTGCCTAGACTTGGATCAAGTGCAACCATATATATGTGTCCTGGAATTAGTGGTTTATACCATCGTACTTGTCCTTGTTTTGCATATGGATCTTTGGCTTCCATTGTTGCTAACTTCAAACTGTCAATCAATGTTTCGTCAAATGCAATGAATTCGTTTAAGTGTTCACGGCGGAAACGTTCTTCACCAATCTTACCCTGTTCTTCATCTGCCCATTTTTGATCACGATCTGGATGTTGTTTCCAGTCTGCGCTGTAGCTACGGAAACCATTGATGCCAACTTCTTGTTCGTTACCGTATGAATCATAACGTTTATTTGAATCACGCCAGATTTGTGCAAATTGGTCGCCGTCCTGGTTAGGGGTACTTGTGATAATACATTTACCACCAGTTGACAACGTAGGAGACAATGCTGTCCAGAACTCACGTGCAATACTAGGGCGTACGAATGCAAATTCGTCTAAGTATGCTAGTGATATAGAAAGACCGCGACCCGTGTTATCTGTTGTTGCCTGTGCAATAATACGACTACCATTGTCAAATTCGATACTACCTTTGTTGTAGCTTGTAACACCTGCACGTAGATAGTCAGGAAGTGTCTCATACGCAAAACGTATACGACTCATGATTTCCGCTGCGCCACTGTATTTGTGTGCAGCAATAAGAATTGTTTGGTCAGCGTTAAACATAGCATACCATAACAAGTATCCTGCTGCCGCGGTTGACTTGCCCATCTGTCTGCTGATAAGTGCTATACTGTATTTGTAATTGTGATACGTGTCAACTAGTTCTTTTTGGTAATCAAAAAGACTAAACTTCATACGTCCCTTTGTAGGGTGTTGAATCCAACAATGTTCTGTCATAAAGTATTTGGGATCCGCTACACACTTTGCTATCTCTAGGATTTGCTCTGGGGTATATGTTTCTCTCTGATACGGATCTTTAACTAATTTTGTATCTGCTGTTCCTCTAGCCATAATAATATTTATCCAAAAAAATAGCACCCGCAGGTGCTATTTTGGCCCGCCCTATCAGTAGGACTTATTTCTTTGCTTTGTGTGCTTCATAAAGTGCTTTCATGTTCTCAACTTTGTGTTCAGTAACTTGCACTTTCATATCCTGCGCATCTAGGTAACGCTTTAGACTTAGGTTAACACTCTGTGCGAAATCATATGCATCGCCATGTGCTGTTGGTTCTACCTCGCCAACGCCCTCTGGCGTATTTGCCCATTCGTCTAGTTTTTGTGAGATAACTTCTTCGCTTAGTCCAGCATTACGCATCATAATTACTAGTTGCGTGGTGTCCATTGTTGGTGATTCAGTAAGCTCGTCATCTTCTTCAATTGACTCTGCTACGCCCTGACTTGAAGTTTTGCACTTAGGGCAGAATCCGTGATTCTTTTCCCATGCTTTTGCTGTTGAAACTTCATCACACGTTAGGCACGCAATTTTTGCCGTTGCTTCGTCAAGTTCTTCTTTATCTTCTTCAGCATCTTTCCATGATTCCTCACGATCGCCGTCACCATCAACATCAAGGAAATCTGGTTTTGATGCTTCTCCTACAGGATCTTTTGCTTTGTTTACCACTGATTCATCCCATTCATTATTGCCATGGCAATTACAATCTGGGCAATCACCACTACACTTGCAATGTCCGCCGCCGCCGCATGGGCAACCATCTTGTTCTTTTAGTTCACGATCTGCTGGCGCTGCTACGCTCTTTTCCGTAGCTAGACCTGCAAGACCTAGTATTCTGGCTAGATCATTCATTGTCTTTTTCCTTCTCTTTGCGTAGCTTTAGTAGCTCTTGTACAAACTTTGTGTTATATTTGTCGCCATAATAATCTTCAGCCTTAACAGTTTCTGCTTCACTGTAGTCTGGATCTTCTAGGAGGCTCTTTACAACTTCACCAGCTTGTTCTGCTTGCTCTGCTTTTTCTAATGGCTCTTGGTCACTGCGTACTTTCATAAAGCCGTCGCTAATACCAATTAAATTTTGAATCTCTGTTTGAATTTGATATGCACTTGCTGGAATAGTTGTAGTGAACTCAACAACATGAATCTCATAACCACGCAGTTGTGGGAAATCGTATGGTGTTGATTGTAACATTAGTTTCTTTGGTGCGCCGAACTTTTGAACGTTGTACTTTACTAAGTGACGTTCAATGCGGTCAAATTCTTCGTTTGTTAACTCTTTTGCTAACTTAATTCTATATGTGTATGTTTTTGCAGATTCCTGCAAGTATGATTTAAAAGATTTCATGGCCATGTCTCCTAGTATTACTATTTATCGTTTTGTTTCATTTTCGACATAATTTCTGCAATCATACTAGCACGATCACCTACAATCTTGCCTTCTATGGCTGGACTATCAAGTTCGTCATCAGCTTCATTTGCTTTTTTAATTTTAAGTTGTAGTTCTTTTTCCTGCATATCCAAACGTTGTTTACGCATCTGCAATTCAACCATCTTCAGCTTTTTATCCATTTTTGCTTGTTTAGCTTGTATAGCGGCTGCTAACATTTTACTAGCACTATCAAATACTGGTGCTGCATGGCGATCTTCTACATTTTTACCTAAGTCGCATAGTTCTTCAAATGTGTTCATTGCTTTAGTAGCGTATTCGTCCATTTCTTTGTCTAGCTCTTCTAAACCCTGAACAAGTGGAAGGGCAGCATCTACCTTCTCAGCTATTGCCATTTCATTTTTATATAGTGCTATTTCATTTTGCACTTCCTCTAATGTAGGCTCAGTGTCCTCTTCCTCATCATCATAATTAAATTCGATGTCTTCAATTGGAGGAAGATTGAATTCTTCTTCAAGTCGTTTTGTCATAGTAGCCTTCCTTTATCTTGTCTATTATCAGCGTATACAAATGCCTATGCCCAGCTTCATTCATATGCTCACATTCACATAATAAATTTTTGTTTGCCAACACTGTTTGATATTCTTTGGTTATAGACTTTCTTAAGAGTCTGTGATGTAACTTGGAATTAATAAGTTCATTTGATACTATTTCATGCTTATCATTAAATACACTAAACGTTAGCCAGAAATACTTTTTTGACAAAGATTCTAGATGATTTAATATCGAATTTACTATTATTAAATTATCCATGGTTTGCATATAAGTATCAGCATAATTTAAAATATACCTACTATAATCTTTAAGAATATATCCTGTTTCATCAGTTACCTTAAAATTTCCATCTATAAAATTGTTTACATTTTGTTCAATATCAGCTGAAACTTCATCAAGTGGCAAATTCATTTGATGTCTATTGAAAATAGCAGTTATTATTTCATATTCTCTTTTAAAGCTAGCGTCTTCTTCTGTAAATGTACGCTCTTTTAAATTCTCTAATATCATTGACCTTACATCTTCTTTATCAAACAATCCCTCTAACGGAATTCGTATAGTTGCATCTACAACTCTGGGCTCAAGTAAAAACAGTTTCATGTTTTTATTGTTAATAAATCCGTTATTGAATAGTTTGTTAAATGAAAAAAGTAGTTCCATGTTTGTGCATCCTGGCATGCCTATTTTTATAAGTTCTAACCCTAATTCATTTGCCACATAATCCACAAATGATTCCTTTAAAACTTCGCCATTACATTGCCCGACAGTGTGGCTTGTTCCTAATGCGATCATGTAGGGAGAATCTGGAATGTTTATATTCATTTAAAATCAACTATGTCTTTTATTTTATCTATTATTTCTGTATACAGGCTATCGTGTCCTGCACTATTTAAATGTCCACAATCACATAATAGATGCGGTGAATTGTTCATATACTTATTGCATATGCCATCTGTTATTAACGTATCTTTTGTATTTTTAAAGTAGCCCGTAATTAATAGATTTCTATCTATACCTCGTAATTTATTGCGATACATTTCGTCAAATGTAATCCATGCGGTAGGTACTTCTATTAAGTTTAATGTGTTTAAAATCATTGATATGTGTATCATGTTATTAAAAAGCTCTGCATAGCTTTCAGCATAATGCAATGAATAATTTACATAATCTTCTATAATACGTTTTATATCTGGATCTACTTCATATTCTTTATTTGTTCTGTTATTAATAAGTTGTAGTATATTGTTGACTTTATCATCAACAGAGGACTTGTCATTCATAACAAAACTAAAATACTCTGCAACTAATCTATATGGACGTATAAATTCATCCTTATATTTGTCTTTAATCGCGGTGTATCCTATACTTTTTTTAATGTAAGTTTCTAATATTTCTGTTGCATCATTTACATTAAAAAATGAATCTATACCTATTCTCATACTTGTTTCTGTTAGTCTAGGTTCAAGCAAAAAGAATTTTAAATTTTCATTTTCCAATAATCCACTGTTTTGCAATCTTAAAAATGCGTATGAAAGTTCTTCATTAATGCAGCCCGGAATTCCTATTTTGATTAATTCTAGATTTAATTCACGGGCTATCTTGTCTGCAAATGTATCTTGTATAGTATATGTATCACAAATACCAGCCGTATGACTGGTACCCAACGCAATCATATACGGACCAGCGGGGTTATAGATCACTTTTTCTTCCTTTTAGATCCCTGTGGTTTATTGAATATTTCTTTTTCAGTAATAATGCGGAAGCCCAATCCTTGACTTTTACACCATGCACGTGCTGCTTCCCATTTTGCTGCATTAATAACTGCTTGCGCCTTTTCCATCTGTGAACGGGCTTCCCCTAATATTTGCTTACTTGGTTTTATTTCAACCATTTCAGCACGTTTCTGCCCACTACGATCCTGATATACCATTAGCAAATCTGGAACATATGTTGTTTGTTTTCCCGTGATAGGATGCCTATATGGTATACGATGAGTTTCACTTCCCCAACCTAGTATAGCAGGGTGGTTATCACACATACGAAATACTGCTAATTCCCATCCGCTTCTATATCGCGGAGTTCCTTTGCCTATATATTTACTTGGATTTTGAGGAATGTATTCACCATTTTGAAATTTTGCCATTGGCTATTCCTTAACGTCCGGTGCGGCCAGATCTAGATGTGTGAATATCATATCCCTCATATGCTATTTCAATTCTGTACTGTACAGGGTTGCTATCACTATAGCTTAGAGTATCGCCTTGTATAGCAGTAATCAGCGGGTTCCATAATGTTATTAGGTTATCATCACTTGGGCTTGACCATCGTCTGATTTCTATCTTTGTCATAAAAAATCTGCTTTCTAGCAATTTCAAACCACGCCCGCTCGTGCCACCATAAAAATCTGGACTTATTATGTCGTCAATACTTTGCACACGTCCAGTCTGGTCATTCATAGTACCCTCATAATAATATTCTGCATATTCTTTTAAAAACTTTTCTATTTGTGCATCACGGGTATCGTAGGCATTAATAGATATAGGTTGATACTCAACGCCCGTATTCGCCAAACGTTTTTTGTTGTATTGATTCATCATAACTGTTTTAAAAATTACAGTTGGCATTGATATTTCTGAAATTCTATTCAAAACAAAGGGAGTAGGCACGCTACTCCCCTTGTGATAAATCTTAGTTTCGAATTGAAACTTACTTCTAGGAATAAATGACTGTGTGCTGGTGCTACCTGCTTCGCTCTGGCTATAGATATACGATGCTGCTCCTCCTAGAAATCCGCTCATAATTCAAAGCCTGTATTAATTGTTTGCGCCAGGTGCTACGCTGCCCTTGCCAGGTGTTCCTTTTGCTAGAACGTCTGAACCTTTACCTTCGTTTGATGCGTTATCATAACGAATAGTTGCAGTAATTTGCACTACGTCACTTGTTGCATAGTTTAGATCACCGTACTGAATACTTGGAATAAAGCAACCTGCTAATGTCCATGTATCAATTACGTTGTCTGTTTGTGAACCGTCAAGCATTTCGATTTTCATACCGAATTTGTAATCTTCGCCAGCTTTTGCTGATGCTTGTGTTGCATGGTTTACTTGGCGAGCCATCTGGTTGCCTAGCAGTGTCATAACATCGCTATTAACATCGTCGCGAATTACAAGTGTTACGTCTTGCCATGTGTGTTTGCCAGCTAGTCTGATCTTTGAGTTGTATACATCAACTGTTACGTCTTCGTGATCCAATGCTGGGCGAGTAACGCTTACTACGTTACGTGTTACTAGTGAGCCAGTTGTACCTTGTCCGCCCAAATTTGTGAATGTTACACGGAAACGGTATTGTAGTTTTGGCATGAGTGTGCCACCAGTTTGTTCTGTTGGGACACCAAAGTTAACTGTTACAGCCATTTATAAATCTCCTTTAAGGTTTGTTTTATATAATGTATTTATGCTTTTTGTTCAAAAAAATAGGGCAGTATTTCTACTACCCTACTTGTTATATTTTATAAAGCTATACTTTAGCTTAGTTCGCCTGTGTTAACAATGCGGATTGGAATGTAGATGAATTCCGCTGCTTTTGTTGGTTCAATTGCAACGTCAATCCATAGCTCATTACGGTCAATACGTGCTGGTGTGTTGTTTGTTTCATCACACACAACAGCAAAGTCATATATGCCACGTTGTGCTAGGATGTTGCCCATGAAGCCATCAAATGTGCCTTTTGCGTTCTTACGTGTGTTTGTGTCGTTTGGTTCGAACAAGTATGGACGACCAATAACTGCAAAGCGCTCACGTAGGTAAGCTGTTAGACGTGCTACGTTTACACGGTCTAGTGCGCTTGCGCCTGCTGCTAGTGTCTTCTGACCAAACACGATGATGCCTTCTGCTGGGAAACGAGCAATTGGGTTTAGCTTGTTTTCATACATTACGTCACGTGAACCCTGTGTTAGTGATACTGCTGCAAATTCACCTTCACCGTTGATGTAACCAACATTTGATGCGTTTTGTACAACACCGCGTGTTAGACCAGCTGGTGCAAACCACTGATAACTTACGTTATCACTGTATGCATATGTATATAGAACAGCATGTGATGCTGGAGCAACTACACTGTCGCCAGTCGCTGGGTTAGTTGTTAGAACACTTGGGTAATATGCTGCCGCATATGTGTTGCGTCCTACTAGACCATCTTCACCATTTTCAATTGCGTTTGTACCCTGTACCCATGCAATAGCCTGTGTTGGGTTAACACGCAACGGTGCGTCTACAATAACAAATGCTGTTTCATTGCGATCAGCATTTAGTGTTACCATTTCGTCAAATAGTTCTGGATAACCAGGTGCAGCAATTAGACGGAATTGTACAGTGTCTTCGCGTAGTTCTGTACCGCTTGCACTTGCCTGCATCGCAGCAACAATAACCTTGCGCTGTGCTGCACGACCAAATGATCCTGAACCGTCTGCTTGGTTGCCTGCTAGATTACGCCACTTCCAATCGCCGTCTAGTGAATCATTGTAAATGCGAACTGTGCCACCTGAACGGCACATGTTGATTCCTGTTGTGCCAACTGGATATATTAGTGGACTTGGACCATCAGTTAATACTGCACCGTGTGCGACGAAATCGCCTGCCACTACGTCATTTGCTGTGATATCACCAAAAACAACACCTGCACTTGTTGACTGATCAGTGTTGTCTTTTGCTACCCATGCACTGCCGTTATAGCGATAAAGTGAAGGATAAGATGTTGCTGCTCCTGTGTCTACCCAATAGTCACCAGCGGTTGCGCCTGATGGAGCAACTGTGCTATATGATACCTCATTTACTCGCATCCATTTTTGTTCGCCGCCGTCGATTGTTACTTCAAAGATAGCCAATTCGTTAATGTCTGAGTCAAACCAGATAGTACCGTCTTCTGGAGAACCAGTTGGTTCTGCACCCGACACTATCATTGTGAAGCCCCCTGTTGCAACTGAATCATCAGTAGCAACATCGTCCCATTCTGTGTTTGAACTATCCCAGCGTGTGATGTTTAGAGCGCCATCCATGACTTCAATCCAGATATCTCCTTCAACAAATGTTCTTGCTGCTGGAAGACTGCCGTCTTGGAATGTATCTGTGTTGTCTCCTGCTGGGCCACTTGATTGCACATAAAGTATTTGTTGTGCGATAAAATCACCAACTGATGATGTGTATAGGCGTAGATCGAGATCTAGTCCTACGCCAGGCTGTGTTGTTTTAATCCAAACATCACCCACAACTGCTCCTACTGGCTCATTATAGTGTGGGGCAAATGTTGCTGTACCTGTAGCCCATGATGAGTCAAGTGCTACCCAGTTGCCGCTCTCACCAATCCAGTATGAGATTTCTGTTGATGTTGTACCGTTATCAAGAACTACAAGGAATTCACCATCAACTGGTGTTGCAGTTGGAAGTCCGCCTGCTGTTACTTCTAATGTAGGTTCTACTAGCTGCCAGCCACCAATGGTATATTGGAATATACCATAACTTGAACTGCTTGGGTTTAGCCAGTATGTGTTATTTGCAGCCGGTCCTACTGGTTCGCTTGATCGTGGGCGTAGTGCTGCGGTGTCAATGTTTGCACGTACAATGTACGCTGCTGAACTTTGACCTAGGAAAGAATATGCTGCTAGAAGACCGTAGTCGTTTGTTTCGTCACCCTGCACTACTGATCCAGCAACTTTGCGGAAGTCGACATTCCCAAAGTATTGTGTTAGTTCGCGTTGTGATGTGACAAGGACTGGTTTTCCGGCTTGTGATGCTTTGGTATACTTAGCGATACCGTCAGCTTCTGTGCCAGTTGGGTCTGCTTTGTTTTCGCCAGTAGCAATGAATAACATTGGTACTGTGCCTGAACCTGCTGGACCATAAACTGACTCATCTGTTACTGTGACCTGTACTCCAGGTGAAACTAGATTTGCCATTTTTTAAAGTTCTCCTTATCTTTTTACATGTAAATTCGAGAATCTATGTTCTACTACTATTTATAGCAGACCCCTGAAAAACATGCTGAAATAGGGTTAACCTTGTACTTTATCCAATAACAAATCCTAAGCCTGCACTGCCATCATTGTACAAAGTTAGTTCTACTTCTAACTTGTCCATTTCTGCCTGTGCATCACTGCGTAATGTATCAGCGTTCATGGTTGTACCTCCTTGAGGTCCAGCGATCTGGCTAAACTTGCCACGTGCTTCTGCTAGCATCAGCTTAACGTGTGCAAATGCATAATCCTTAATCCATGGACCAGCATAGGTGTCGTTTAACAAGTTATCATCTGGACGATAGTTGTAAACGTGCAACACTAATGTTTCGTCTGTTTTTAGCTTACGATGCAGTATAATACGGTGATCTTGTGGGCGCCATGTAAACAGTATTTCTGATCCAAACAGTCTACCCATAGTTTCGCGGTTTTGCATAAGGAAATCATAAGTCGCTAACCCGCCTGATCTTGCTGATCCAAGTAGATATGAATTCATATATGATGCATAAAATGGCTCAAAATCACTGCCGCTACCAATACCCATGCCACCGGAAGTTTGTCTGTAAATATCCTTTACTTCAGTGACTTCGTTTGGTAACGTGTATTCGTTGACCTCTGATACTACTGGAAGAAATACAAAACTTTCCTCAACTGCATTTTCTGCACGTTGACGGTACTTTGCTAAACTCTTTTTAATAGCCAGTTCATAATGCTCTGGGTCAAGTTCAACATCAACCATACCGCCACCTAGGCGTAGTTCCATTTCTTTAATTAAATCACTTTTGGCGCTCATAATAGGATCTCCTTATTACTATTTATAAGAAAAGGGAGGCTTGCGCCCCCCTGATGCTTTAACTTTATTACACTACTATTACTTGAACACTGAGATGATAACTGTGTCTGTATTAAAGCGACCATTCATTTTAGTTTCTGTGGTCTTAATCATCTCGAACTCTTTGAGCGTCTTAGGCTTGGTAGTCTTTTTAAACTTGCCCAATACTTCGTCAGGTTTGCGCACTGTTTTCTGAACACTTGTGGTTTCATTGAAATTAGTTAGCGTAGAACCTTTAACTCCAAACCCGACTTCATCCGCTGCAATGTAAATGCCCAGCTTACGTGTTTTAGCGTTAAATACTACCATTGCTACTGCACCAATTATTTGCGCTGGCGGCACACTGGTAATAGCATACGTGGTGTCGTTAACTTTAAACTTCAGCTTGCTTACTAGTTGCTCTGGGCTCTTGGCTTTCACTTTACGCGGTGCCCGTGTAACCTTTTGCGTATTGATAATCATGTCGCAAGCATCGATGATCTTTTTAAACAGTTCAAGAGCTGCTTTTTTCTGCTTTGCAGTAAAGTGTGCATAGCCCTCTTTAATCTGTTCCCACTCATCTTGTTCACGCTCAGTCATCTTTTTAAGTTGAGTCGCTGATGGGATATTGTTAACGAGTGTCATTTCTTCAAATTCACCCTCGTATTGTTTACGGATAATACGAGCATGGTTTGCTTTTGCTTGAACTTTGACCAGTATAGCGTAGGGATCAAAATCAGCAACAACCGCGGGATCGTTAGTACGGACAAAGTCCTCAACTACATCGTCGATGCCCTCGCTCATAGCACAGGCTGCGTCAAACATCACTTCACGAATGCTAGGAGTGTATTTCTTAGCGGCTGCTTTTTCTTTAGCTTCCACCTCAGCTACTTTACTCATACCGGCTTCAACTGATTGATCAACGTGCTGTTTAATAAAGTCAGTGACGGGCTTCAGCTTGTCACCGGTGCCAGGAAGTGATTCCCAATATTCGGCATGTTTAGGATTGTGTGCTGGCATACCAGTAGCAAGTAGCTTGCACTGAATAGCAACGTTGGGACTAATCCAGACTGCTTTAGCTGCTTTGATCTGCTTGGGAGTATACCCGTTTTCTTTCATCCAGTGATATACGCTAGGCATTAGATCTTTGGGATCGACCTGATTGTAATACATGAACTTCAAACGGTCTACTTCACGGTGAAACTTCTCACCGCTCCAGCGTTCCCACCCAGTCCACACTGGATCAGCAAAGCCAGTTTTGCGGTTTACTTTAGCACGTGGTTTTTTCTTGGGAATCTTAACGCCAATACTTTTAGCCATTTTGTAGTCTCCAGTGTTTTTCTGTTTACATCTTACTATAAAGCATTGTGTATTGCTTGTCAACAGCTAAATACGATATATAGGAAAAAAATTTATGCCACGTCTAAGTCTCTACAAACCATACAAAGGCAACGATTACAAGTTTATGGATAGAAATATTCGTGAGCAATTTGACATTGGCGGCACTGCTGTCCATATACACAAGTATCTTGGCCCAAAACAAACGCTTAACAGCGCAGATCCTAGTGAACCAAACTACGGTAGTGGATTGGAGTTAGACCCTACGCTTGGCATTGAAGTTAACCCAGAAGGTTGGATTAACGAAACAAAGATACAAGACCTACTGTTTATGGAAAACAGAGATCGCAAGTATGATCCTGACATTTATGAGTTACGTGGCGTATACAACGTAAGTGACAATGATTTTGACTTGAGCCAGTTTGGGTTGTTCCTGACAAACGATACACTGTTTATTACATTCCACATTAACGACATGGTTGAAAAGTTAGGTCGTAAGATTATGCCAGGTGATGTATTTGAGTTGCCGCACTTGCGTGATGATTTATTACTAAACAATGATCGAGAAGCTGTCAATAAGTTTTATGTAGTACAAGACGCTAACCGTGGCAGTGAAGGCTTTAGTCAAACCTGGTATCCGCATATATGGCGTGTTAAGGTCAGTCCACTTACAGATACACAAGAATATGCTGACATCCTTGGTACTGCTGGTGATCCAGATAGCTTAAAGAACAAAATCAGTAGCTATAAGACAGAGATTAACATCAGTGATGCTATTGTAGCTAGTGCAGAGGCCGCTGATCCACTAGGCCTGCCACTTGCTGAACACTTGTTTGGAGTAGCAGATAATACCACGACTGAATATGAACATGGCGAAACTATACAAAGTGGAGATCAGTTTCCACAAGAACCAAACGATGGTGATTACTTTATAAGAACAGATTTTACCCCAAACAGATTGTTTGTTTTCCGTGGCAGTCGTTGGCATAGACTATACGACAATGTGAGCGATGTTACTTGGAGCGACAGAACATTCAATGCTAGCGGATTTATTAATAATAATAACACAACTATTGTGGACAACCAAGAGTTCCCAGAACGTCAGCCACTAAGTCAAGTTATAACCCCAAAGACGGATTTTGAATAATGGCAGATTACTTTTACGATAAACAAATACGCAGATATATACAACAGTTTATTCGCTTGTTCAGTGGATTCAGTGTTCAGATGGGAGTAGGCGAGGATAGGTTTCCTATTTTTCAAAAAGTGCCTGTTCGTTATGGTGATATTAGCCGTATGGCTGCACACATTCAGCGTGAAAACAGTGAAAACATCACTAACACTGTCCCATTTGTAAGTTGCTATGTGACAAGTCTAGACATGAACGCCAGTTATCGCATGGATCAAGATCATGTCGAAAAAGTGCCAGTCCATGAAAAGAAAATAGATGCTGCAACTGGTGAATATTTAAACGAAGTAGGCAGAACCTACACTGTTGAACGTCATATGCCAGTACCATACAAGCTAACAATGAATTGCGATATATGGACAAGTAATACAGATCAAAAATTACAATTACTTGAGCAGATACTAGTACTGTTCAACCCAACACTAAATATTCAGACAACCAGCAATGGACTTGACTGGTCACGTCTTGCATATGTTGAAATGACAAATACTGTTTGGAGTAGTCGTAGCGTTGGCAGTAATATAGATGACATTGTTGATGTTGCTACACTTACATTTGAAATGCCAATTTGGATCAATCCTCCTGCAAAAGTAAAACGACAAAAACTTATTCATACTGTGCTTAATCAATTGTATAGTTTGGATGATGCTGATTTAGATGCATTTAGAAATCAAGAACCATTTGATACATCGTCATTGCAATACACAATTGTTACTTTTGAAGATCGTAAACTTCGCTATATTGACGGAAACGCATACCTGCTAAACAGTGCAGGCGGAACAACTGATGTAGATGGAAACACTCTTGAATGGAAAAATGCACTGATACCGTTTGGTGCATTGCGTGAGGGTATTAGTCAAATACGATTACGCAAATCAAATAATCCAGGCGATACTGAAAATGATATTATAGGTCGCTTGAGTTATCATCCAAGTGATGCAAATGCCTTAATAGTTGATATTGACGTTGACACCCTTCCTGCGAACACACTTCCTGCAATTTCAGGTGTTATTAACCCTGCTAAGAATTTTCCAGGTGATGGGGTTGTTCCAGTAGCAGAGGCAGGGCAAAGCTATCTACTACAAAGCGACATGCCAATAGGTGGCGTTTGGGGAGTAGTGGATGGAAAAGTGAATGACATTATACAATACAACGGCAGCGGTTGGATTATTATTTTCGATGCTTCAAGTATAACAACGCAACACTATGTTTATAACACTGCATCAGGAGATCAACTAGAATGGAATGGAACAGATTGGTTTAATAGCTACGAAGGTATCTACAAAGCTGGATATTGGAGGATATACTTATAATGTCAACATGGATTGATGATGAAGGATTGATTAATATTCGTTATGACGGTCACATGTGTATACATGAGATGTTACACAGAAAGAAGGGCGGGTATGAAGAAAGCCAAACATGGTTGGATAGCGTGTTGCCTACGGTAGACGTTGTATATGTAGAGGTTAGCTTTTTTAATATACACCTGATAGAAGAACATATTAGAATAATGCAATTTGATTATCCAAATATCAAAAAAATTATTGTTAATAAAACATCTGTAAATTATAAAAAACCAGGGTACAATGTTGGCTTTGTTGTTAATCCAAGAAACAATGATATTCGATTAAAGAGAAATGAATTTTTTTCTTTCAATTCGAATAATAACTTACAGATTAATCCAGACACTACCATCGTAATAGATGATAGTTTATACAAAATACATGCAAGAAGTATACCAAATCATCATACTAGATTATTATTGGAAGAAATGAAAACATTGTTTTGGGTTAAGCAAGATGTTGATAGCTATTTGCGTGTTCCAAACACCCAATCGCACGTATATCCATTTTGGTTCCTGCCATTAAATAGATCAAATGGATCAATAACTTGGTCTGACATCGTGTATCTAGTACATAATAATTTATCTCCTGGAGATTTTAATGCAAGCTAGTGGATGCGTGTTCCTAGCGGTTGATACTGGAAGAGTGATGTTACAACAACGCAGTAATGAATCTAGCCATCCGCGTACTTGGGGTTTCTTTGGCGGCAAGGGCGAAGAGTCTGAACGTCCTATACAAACATTATTACGTGAACTAGAAGAAGAAATAGGACTACTTCCTGGAGTAGAAAAGGTTTATCCGCTGAATAAGTTTACCAGTCCTGATAAAAAGTTTACCTATAATACTTTTGTTGTCGCAGTCTACGAAGAATTTGTACCTGTGTTGAATAATGAAAGCGATGGTTTTTGTTGGGTTAAGATTGGAAACTGGCCGCGTCCACTGCACCCTGGCGTAAAGGCACAATTATTCAATAAAGATATTATAAAGAAAATAAAAACCATCCACAACAACTGCGCTGCGGATGGTTCTAATTGGTTAGATAGTTTTAATTAATCGTCTGTTCTAATAGTACGCTGTTTCATGCTTTCAACAAAGCGTTCGCGCAACCATTCAAAGTCGTTAATTTTGTTTAGTGCCGCGACATCGTCCTTGTTTGCGATACCATATTCACGACCTTCATTAGCACCCTTAACACAGTAACGTCCAAAACGTGCGCCGTTATCAACCGTACACCAGATTTCTAGTCGTTCATTGGTTTCACCATCCTTTTGGTTAGGATTGATCTTACTTGCTAACTTAACACATTCGCGGAAGGCACTGCGCCACGTGCGGAATGGGTCTTTGTTAAAACTTGTAATGTTAGCAACATCGCGAACAGGTTGGTAAAATGCTGCGCCAGTACTAAAATCTGGTAGTTCATGACCCATCTCTAATAGTTGTTCACGTGGAAATAGTTTAATGCCGCCATATCCATATTCTAAGCCGTTTACTGGGTTATGTGCAAACCAACTGTACGTTGTATTCTTACGATTTGCCATTGGCGGGATGTAATCAAAGCAGAAATGGTCTAAGATATCAGCATCTGCGTCAATAATCCAAACCATTTCAGTTTCAGAAACACGTGCTGCTTCGCGGTGTGCTTCCGCAATACCCTTAACGTTTTTAACGTGTTTAATATCAGGAAACCGTGTCTTCAGTCTTATATAGTTTGCGTCTGCTTCACTTTCATGATAGCTCAACATAACAATGTCAAAGTCTGCTTCATGATATGTAGCAATAATTTTATTTTTAATTGTGCCGTGTGCTACGCCACCTGTTGGCACTAGCCGCACATCTCCCCAAAGCATTGGACGCTTACTTCTTCTTGTCACTCTTGGGAATTCGTGAATAAAACTTTTACCAATATCACTAGGACGATAATGCCATGGAAAATCGTCTGCCGTTTTAATATTATTATTAACTATCCATACCATATCAGATTTATCTTCATATTCACGGGCGGCTTGCAATAATTGATCTGCTGTACGTATATGATCTGTTACGTGTATTGGATATGACTGAAAAATGTGCTTTTTTAATCTATCCCAAGGTGTGATTACGCTTTGACCTTTGTAGTCAAATAATGCTGATCTCTCTAAATTAATCATATACAATCACCCTCTAATGTGTATGCTCTTGTTCCTATGTGAGCAATTCTATTACTTAAATCTGAATCAATCCAAATATCATATCCAGCAAGATCTGCTTTGTTAGCAAAATACAAATCTTCACCAATCAAACTCGTATAGTCTTGATTCCATTCAACGCCAAAGTAAGGTAGTGACATGCTTTCAAAAACATTGCGTTTTACTAACATGCAACCCATTCCAACGGCTGCTACTTTATTTAACCCTACGTCTGCACTCAGTCTTTCGCCCATGTCATGTTTACTAGTAAATGCTACAGGTATATGTGGCTCTACACGTGTGCTGTAATTACACGCAACAATATCTTTATCATGTGATAACAGTGCTTCCAAGGTAATATTGGGAAAACGCATATCGCTGTCTAGCCAAAGAATATGGGTGCATTTCGTAGACAATGCTTCAGTTGCTAGTTGCTGTCGTTGACTTGCTATCTCACTGCCCATTACCATATGTAATGATGTTTTACGATCAGTCTCGCCACACTTTTTTAAGAGCATAGCGAGACTGAAAGAAAACGCGGCAGTCACGTAGTCACGCACAGGAACGCATATCGCAACTCGCGCATTCTTATCTGCACGGTATAGATAGTTTGGTATCGATACCATGTTTTAACTTATTCTGAAAGTTCTGAGCTTAGTTCTGCTTCAATTTCACGAACTTGTTCGTTCATTGTTTTAGCCATCAGTGAAGCACTCTTAACACATGCAGCGAATGCTTCATCACTTAGTGCTGCCATATAGTTCATATGTTCTGGCTGCACCTTACCAATTGTTAAAATATCAATTGCTGCTAGCTTTGCTAACCGCTTAACCCAGTATTCTTCTTCTTCTACTTCAATTGAAGTCAATAATGAGTCAACATCGTTTGATGCTGCGAAGTCTGCGTATACTGCTTCTAGTACTGGAAGATCTGGATGATTGTGTGCTTTTGCTTGTTCTAGTTCGCTTAATAGTTGTTTTGCTTGACGAGATTTAGTAGGATGTGCGCCTAATAGAAATGTCTCGATTTCAAATCGTGTTCTAATACTCATATTTTTCTCCTGTGAATTTATTGAGTTTTTTTGTAATTTTATTTATATTATGAAAGAAGAACGTTGTCAACATTAACGAAGACAACGCTCTTAAATCATTGCTTATGGACTTGCACCTGTTGAGTTAGGGTTCTGCCATCCGCCAAATGTTGCTGACAAAGAAATATTTGTTGTTACACTTGGCGAAATAAAAGTACCTAACTGGTATAGAGTCACGGTGCCTGACAAACTAAAATAGTCACGAACCTGACCCATTGAAATTGTCGCACCTGTTGCTGGTAATGCCATATTATGAGACTCCTCATTACTTTTAACGTTAAAAGTATGCAATTCTGCATACTGTTGTATTTATGTTTTTTTTGACTATACTATAACTTAGTTGTTAAGTCTAGCCTTAAGTTCAGCAATCTCTGCTTGCATACCCTTAATTGTTTCAGTTTGTTCTTTAATTGCTTCAATCAACAAACCAACCATGTTGCCATACTTAACGGCCTTCATACCATCTTCATCAGTTGTTACTGCCTGTGGTAGAACTTTTTCCACATCTTGCGCAATAACACCAGTTGAAGCAATGCCATCTTCTTTACGTGTATATGTAACACCACGTAGTTGGTCAACTTTATTTACTGCATTTGTGATTGTTTCAATGTTGTCTTTTAGTCGTTCGTCTGAATAAGCTGTAACATCACCGCCGGCATAAATTGCTCCGCCAACACCTAATCCGCCAGTAATCTTCACTGCGCCAGTAGTTGTTGATGTTGATGCTGTGGCATTACTGAATGTAATAACACCGCTCGCGGTATCAGTTGCATCGCTGCGTAAGAAACTAGCACCTTGTACGCCGTCAAGTGTATCAGCGTCTAGGCCTGATCCAGCGCCATCGTTACCGCCATGCCAAACCACGTTACCGTCCAAATAACGGCCAATCTCAGAGTTGGTAATCGTGGCTGTGATTGTCCCAAGTGTCGTTGCAAAACCAACAGCCCAGTTGTCGTTCCATTGGTCCGCATCGTAATTGCTATAACCAGCAACAAAATGCGTTACTGCAACCTGTGGATAAGACCAAGTGCTTGTTGTTTCACCGATGTAAACGCAGCAATATGTGCCATCATGCCCAAGACGCACAGTGAAGTTGCGGTTCACATTTGGCGATCCGATGATATAAGCAAACGGACTATTGGCCCAAGTTGCACTTGGCGAATAGTTATAGCCACCACAAACAACCTCAAACGCTTCATTTGTTGCATATTCGTAAATACGAATAGTCATTCGCATCATGGTATTGGTCCATGATTGCGGCAAAGTGATTTTGATAGCGCCAGTTACCGTGGTGGTGGTGGTCGCATAGCTTGCGCCTTGAGGGTTGAAGATAGAAAGTGATCCTCCAGCAGTGTTCACAAACCCTTCTGCTTGTAAATATCCTGTGGTCGCAGTGTTCGCATCAGCCCGCAAGAAAGATGCGCTGCTTAAGCCATCCAACAGGTCGGCGTCAAGGCCGGAACCTGCACCATCCACAGTCTTGATTGCAGTCAGGATTTCAGCCGCAGTCTGGTCACCAGTTGCCCCTGACTCGATACCATCTAGCTTGCTCTTGTCTGTTGAAGACATCAGACCATTTGCACTTGTAGTAGCTACGCCATAAGTTGTGTTTGTGTCAACCCAAGGTACGTTAACAACTGCTTGACCTGCACTGTTTACTTGTACGCCATATGTTCTACCTGCTGTAGCACTTACTGCGGTTGCTGCAACTGATTGAACTGTGGCGTCTTCTAGTTTAATTAGACCAAGTACTGTACTTGTAGCTGCGCCATATGTTGTATTTGTATCAGTACTACTGATTGTAAAGTTTGGATATGTACCACTTACTGATGTAGCCCCACTTCCTGTTAGTGTAACAGTTTGATCTGGTGCTGCGTTAATGAATTGTGTACCAGATAGTGTTAAGCCAGTTCCTGCGGTGTAAGTTGTGTTTGTATCACTCCATGGCACGTTAACTACTGCTTGTCCACTTGAGTTTACCTGTACACCGTATGTTCTACTTGCTGTAGCACTTACTGCGGTTGCTGCTACTGATTGAACAGTGTCACTGAACAACTCAATGCCGCCGCGTACTGTTGATGTCGCAGCAGGTAGCGTGTATACGGTATTTGTATCAGTACTACTGATTGTAAAGTTTGGATATGTACCACTTACTGATGTAGCACCACTTCCTGTCAATACGACTGTCTGATCTGGTGCTGTGTTAGCAAAAACTGTACCTGTTAGAGATAAACCAGTTCCTGCACTATAGGTTGTGTTTGTATCAGTACTACTAATTGTGATAGTATTTGCATCAGTACGTGTTACGGTTACGTTTGTACCACTGGCAATTTTAACATCGTCAGTTGACGAATCGCTTCCTGTTAGTCGTAAATTTGCGCCGCCAGCTACAGTTTCACTACTAATACTGTATGTTGTATTAGTATCTGAAGGCATTGTCAATGTTTTAACATTAATAGCAGTAACGTGACCTAGGGCATTTGATGTTATGCTATCAACGGCAGTAAATGTACCGCCGTGTGTTAGTGTGCCTGCACTTGTTGTGTCTGTTCTCGTTGTGTTGCTATGTGTTACTGTTGGGCTCCAACCTTCACCAGCAGTACCAGTGACCGCAATGCCAGTACCAGCAGTTAATCCTGCTACATAGTTACCAGTTGTATCTGTACCTAGCGCAACACTATTTGCTGCAATGGTTGCAGTAAGTGTTACGTTTGCACTGCCATCAATGCTTACGTTACCAGTTAGATCGCCACCTAGTGTAATAGTGCTAGCATTTGCCCATTTACTTGCTGTTGCAGCATTTCCTGTCAAACTACCAATAAAGTTAGCGGCTTGCATGTCTGCTAGGCTAAAACTTGCGTGGCTTGTATCAATGTCTACTGCGTCATCAGGCTCAGGGGTATAACCGTCAAATACTTTAAATATGCCATCAGAAGCATCACGGAATAGACCAGCGTGTGCATAACTTCCAGTAGTATAGCTGCCTGCCCAACCTAAGTCAACATTTGTATTTGTGTGCGCTCTTGCACTACCACCACTTACATATGTACCAGTAGCACTGCTACTGATTGTAAAGCTAGTTGCGTTGGCACTTGTAATAGTTGCATCAGTAACGTTGTAAGCACTTGGATTTACACCTGTTACATCAACTGTATATCCAGTGCTAAA